ATGAACTGCTGGGTGGAAACCTCGCCCACGCCGCAATACATACGTGACACGATCAAGCAGGTCACGGAGGAGTATTCGGTTGACGAATGGGTTATCGAGACGAACGCCTTCCAGTTGTTCCTGACCCAAGACGAGGAGATTCGCCGATTCCTCTCCTCACGCGGCGTGAGATTCTCACCGCACTACACGAGCAAGAACAAGGTGGACCCTGACTTCGGGGTATCTTCGGTGGCCCCTTTGTTCGGCTCGACCAGGCGGATCAATGACGGTAATGGCCGCGAGGTTCACTCTGGCGACAACCTGATCGAGTTGCCGGACCCGGCTTCGTCTCCGGGCGTCCAGGAGTTGATCAACCAGTTGGTCACTTGGGTGCCCGGGAAATTGGGGAAGAACCTGAAGATGGATGGCCCGATGGCCTTGTGGATGGCCGAGACGAGAGCGAGGCCGATCGTGAATATCGGCCAGTCCGGTCAGGTGCAGAACTACGTCGCGAACAAATACCTTTCGCGAGGAGACCTGAAGCGTCGTTCGGTGGCGCCGTCTCCGGCGCAACGACTTGGAATGAGGGCCAGGGTTGGCTGAGATCGACAAGGTTGCTCAACGGGTTGAGGCCCTGCGCGCCCGATACCGTGACCGTGACCTCCGCCACGCCGAAGTGCGGCAGGTTCGCAAGGGTAACATCGAGTCGATCGCGCCCGAACTGTTCAACGACCAGTTCCAACGGCCCATCGTCGCCAACCTGATCGATACGGCCGCACGAGACATGGCAGCGGTGCTGGCTCCGTTGCCGTCGATTAACGCATCGGCTGCGTCCATGCTGACGGAGGCCCAGCGCAAGCGGGCCGACAAGCGCACGAAGATCGTCCTGAACTATGTGGAGCAGTCCCGCATGAATGTCCAAATGCTGGACGCTGCCGACCACTACAATTCTTTCGGTCTGATCGTGTCGTGCGTGGAGCCCGATTTCCGGACGTCGAGCCCGAGGATCACTTTCGAGGATCCAGTTGGCGCTTACCCGGTGTGGGACAAGCGTGGCGATACGGTTGAACTGGCCCGGACCTGGTACTCGGACGCCTACACGCTGGGTGCCGACTATGAGGCAGTGAATCAGTGGATCACGTTCAACAAGATCCACAAGAATACGATCGGTCAGGATTACCGGATTCGGGTAGCGAAGTATTCCGACCGTGACTTCACTGTGATCTATCTGCCGGACATGAACAACCTCGTCCTGGAGCAGTACGAGAACCTGGTTCCGGGACAATGCTACTACACTGCCTCTCGGCGTCCCGGCTCGGAGCCTGGCGAATGGCGCGGAGCATACGATGACGTGATCTGGGTCCAACTGGCCCGTCACCGCATCCAGATGCTTCTGATGGAAGGCGTGGAAAAGGCAGTCCGCGCGCCGATCGCGCTACCGAACGATGTTCCCGAATTCCCTGAAGGCCCCGATGCGGTGATCCACACCCAACAGGGCGCGCAGTCTGTCGGCCGCGTGAACATCACGATGCCGAACCAGGCGTTCGGGGCGGTTGACCAGTTGCGGCAGGAGATCCAAGAGGGGTCAATGGCCCCAGAGTCCCGCTCTGGGAATGTGGATGCCTCGATCGTGACCGGGCCTGGCCTTCAGGCCCTTTTGGCCGGTTTCTCGTCGCAGATCAAGGCCGGCCAGACGATCTTCCAGGATCACTTAGAGCAGACGCTCGCAAAGGCACAGGCTCTGGATGAGGCCGCGTTCGGCGACATGGACAAGCGGATCGAGGGTACTGATGGCGGCGTCCCGTATTCGATCCGGTACCGCCCCTCTCGTGACATCAACGGCGAGTACAAAGTTGACATCAGCTACGGTTTCGCCTCGGGCCTGGACCCCAACCGCGCACTGGTGTTCCTGTTGCAAGCGGACGGTGCTCAACTTCTGTCGAAGGATTCGGTTCGTCGCCGTCTTCCTGTTGGACTGAACGCTGACGAGGAGGAGCGGAAGATCGCGGTTGAGTCCGTGCGTGCATCCATCCTGGCCGCGTTCAATGCTACGGCTCAGGCGATTCCGGAGATGGCCGCCGCTGGCGGAGACCCCAACACCGTGATCATCCAAGCCGCCAAGTTCGTGAAAGCTATCCAGTCCGGGGCTTCCGTGGAGGATGCCGCAGAGAAGGCCCTGGAACCCGAAGCACCGCCGCCCGCGCCTACCCCAGAGGAACAGGCCACAACTGAGGGGCTACCCGCTCCCGGTCAGCTTCCCGGCGCGGGTGGCGGCACACCCGATCTGAACATGTTGTTTGCTGGGTTGACGAATACGGGTTCGCCGAACTTACAGGCGGGTGTTTCGCGTTACCGTCAGGTAGGCGAGGTCTAAGAATGCCTTACACGGCTAAGCAGAGGCGCATGTTCAATGCTCGCGCTTCGCGTAGCCCGAGAATGGCCGTTCTGGCTAAAGAGGCGAACTCGATGGCGAAAGCTGGAAGAGAACGCAAGTCCGTGAGGAAGACGAAGAAGTAGGAGAGGGTATGCCTGTTGCTCGAAGGCCGCGTAAGGCGGCCAACCCCAAACCCCCGCCCAAGTATCCGGTCAAGCGCACTCCCGGTGCGAAGGTTCCCACGAAGAAACGCTGAACAGGAGCACTAATGCCCCATGGCGGTTATAGAAGGCCGACCAATCCGGCCGCCGTCAGCGGGCCTGGCGCCCACTCCAAGCGAACTGACGGGAAGCAGCCCATCGTAGACATCCCCAACGCCGCGTACGGTGAGCAGGCTGCGTTCCGGGAGATTCAGCAGGGCGCTGACATTCCACAGCGTACTGATCTTCCTGGCGGCGGGCAGCCGCAGCCCGTGGACACTTCTGGGCTTATCGGCCTGGGCCGCCCGACATTGCAGCCGGACACGCCGGTCACCGATGGGGCCGAATACGGCCCCGGTGCTGGTCCAGGCGCGTTGGGCTTGCCGAACCCGAACGACGAGGACCGGGAGTTCTTCCAACGGTACCTTCCGATCCTGCTGGATATCGCGCAGCGCGATGACGCTGCGCCTTCGGTGAAGCGCGCTGTGCGCCTGTTGATTGCGAGGGGCTGAGTTGTCGTTCTGGGAGCGGTTGGGCTCTGCTGCGGAGTTCGCCACGAACGCTTCCGGGATCGGCCTTGCTTGGGAGATCGCGAAGGCGACTGGTGGCGTGGAGGATTCTCGGTCGTTCGCTCGCCGCGCGTATGACTGGCAGTTCGAGGGGGATCGTCCGTCGTGGGCGCAGCCGCGCCCGCTGGCTCCGGTTTCGGCTCTGCATGAGAGGTATATCGGCGTGCCCGCCACGTCGGTCGCCGAAGCCCTTCACAAGCCGTACGAGTACGGCGTAGCACGGCCCCTGTCCAGTGGGATCCAGGTGCTCTCTACCGCTTCTGACGGTGATGACCCAGACGAGTCGGCGTTCTGGTCTCAGATTGCCGATAGCTCGAACTGGTCGAAGGCGTGGCGTAGGTCGCAAGAGATCACTCTGGGCCAGTCCGCTGTGATCGCGGGAACGGGCCGGTCCGAGTTTTACGGCGACCAGTATCGTGCGGTCCGGAACGAGTTCTTCACGAACACGTGGGCCGGGCGGTTGTCTTCGGGCACGATTGATGCCGTAGCCAACATTGTTGGCGATCCGCTCCTGGTGGGCGGGAAGGTCTCCAAGGTCGTACGGGCGTCCAGGTCTACTCTGCGCCCGGAGGAAGTCTCCACCGCTCTTGCGAGGGTGGAGGCGCGTAAGCCCACCACTTCGGCCCTTGAGCAGGTGGACGGCATCGTCATCGACAAGGACGAGGCCACCAAGGCCGTTGTGGAGGGTTCGTCCAGGCGTGTGGATCGGTTCGCCACAAGGATCTCTGAGATTGAGGACCAGATCGTCACTGCGCCCGGACTGGCCGAAGTGATGCAACTGGATTGGGTTCGTCGCGTTCCGGACGCGGCACCGTTGGGAACCCTGCTCTGGCGTGCCGCGCAGAACGCTGATGAGGGCGCTGCCCGTTCCGATATCCG